AAATACCCATGTAGATCCGTTTATCGGCCGTTACATTCATGTTGTGATTATTAAGTAATGTCGTCAAGTAGTCTTCAATTGTCAAATCTTCATACATTGCCGGTCGCTGTATGCTGTCAAGCAGATAGGCAAGCTCGCCTTCACACACAACTTTTTTGACATTATTTTTGTCACTTTGCGAATTTAAAATCCGCCCCTCAAATATTTGATTCTTTGACGCGTTACTGGCAACCTCGTAAACCTGAATCGTTGTTCTAAGATCGTGAAGCTCATCATAATGAGGGTGTCCTGGAGGAATCGAAAAGGTTAAACTGGGAACTGCATTAACCCCTTCGACCAGTTCAATCTCTTCAACCAGCTTCAATTCCGTCCGAATATCATGCAGTAAAAAAGCTTCATGCGGAAACTCTTGACCATAAACCTGAATATAAGGGGCTTTGTTTTTTATTTCATTTGTGATCTCGGTCTCAAGATTGGCTTTTTTAATAATAACAATACTGACAGCCTCTGCTCGCCTTCCTTCGCTAACTGTACCGGCTGTTTCACCGTCAGAAAACCATTTTGACCATCCCAGATCCTCAAGGTGAACGCGATACTGTATTGAATAGTCGTTGGCATCAATGCCAATCAGAACTATCTCAAATGCTTCTAATCGCACCCCTTGTCCTTCTGTTCCGGCTATTTCACCACTATCTACCCATTCCATCCAACCGATATTTTCAACATGCGCCCGATATTGAACGTCCAAATCAACGCCTTCCAGATAGGATTTATTTATCTTGAGTTTTAAAGCTTCCATTCGCAAAGCTCTTCCAGTCGTGCCTGAAACCGTACCGTTTTTGACCCAACCTGTCCAGCCCATGTTTTCAAGGTGGGTACAATATTCAGTTGATACGCCGTGAGTCTGGCCTGGTTCACGAATAAGGTTTGTGCCCGCCTTTGCAATAACTATTTCAATTGCCTCAGCCCTTAAAGCACTTTCAACCGTACCGGAAATTTCCCAATCTTTTGCATACTCACTCCATCCGAGCCCTTGAATGTGGACGCGATACCATACAGAATAGTGAGCTGCATCAGCTCCGGTTAGTCTGATTTTAACCGCTTCCATTCGCAATCCTAAGTCCGTTGTGCCAGCTGTTTCACCGTCACTTTTAGTCTCCTGCCATCCCTGATTTTGAATATGCCCCTGGTACTCAATGCCAAGATCTAACGCCCCTGTATTGACAAGCGTTATTCGCATTGCTTCCATTCGCAAACTCTTACCAACGGTTCCTGACATCATGCCACCATAGACAGACGGCATCCATCCGTAATCCTGGATATGCGTTGAATATGATGCTGCCAAGCTATCCTCAGTAGCTACCGACTGAATAATTGGCGTAGTGGGGATGACTTTGTCGATCTCAATCTGGTTTGGAACCAGCCTGATCTCAATTGCTTCCGCTCGCAGAGCCATTTTTTCAGTCCCGGAGGTTTCCCAGTCTTTGCTCCACAGCACCCATCCAATATCTTCGACATAAACACGATATTGTAGCGAATACTTGCTGGCATCCTGTCCAGTTAAGCGCATACGGATCGCTTCAAGCCGCAAGCCTTCGCCGACAGTCCCGGCTGTCTCGCCATTACTCACAATCGGCATCCATCCGTAGTTTTCAACATGTGCCTGGTATTCGACCCCAATACTTAAATCTTCCATACCGGCGAGGATAATTTGAATCGCCTCAAGCCGGAGTGCTTGTTCGACAGTCCCACAAGCAATACCGTCTTGAGCGTAATCTGTCCAGCTAATATTCTCAATATGACATCTGTATCGAATACTCATAAACTACCACCTTGATATGCTACTGATACCGTACCTGAACCAGAAAAAGTAAGTTGATGATTCCCCTCGCCTAAAAAAATATCAGGGATAATGTTCTCACCTGCACTTAGATCGTAAGTTTTTCCTAGATAGCTTACAGTCATAACACTACTGACTGTAATTTTAGGGCAAACTCGCTTTCGCATCCCCGCAATAGTTACAGTCAAACTGCCTGCAACCGTTCCCCCGTAAACATGAGGGGTTACAAGGTATTTGTAAGGATCAACGGTTGCAGTAATGGTAATTGTAGATCCAAATATTTCAGGGTCTGTGTTGCTAACAGATATTCTTCCAATCCAATAGAATTCAGGATCTTTATTAAAAATTATCTTTAATTTTTTCCCATGAATATAATTTTCAAGCGTTGATTGTTCTGAATGATAATTATCTCTTCCAGTTCCTGATTTAAGCCTTATTGTAATTGTCCTTTGTTTATATTCTACATCTCCTGAAATTATTTCTGTAACATCAATAACATCAGATGAACCTAATAATTCAATTTGCACTAACTTTGGTTCAGGTGGAGAAATTGTTCTTTCGTTAAATACAAGTCCTAGGTCTGATTCCATCCAGATTTCACCAATTTTAATATCTGCTCTCATGGCATCCCCCTTGCTTTCATTCCGGTTTTAATTCCAATCATATCGTCAAGATTATCAATCAGTGCCTCTGCCAGTATTTTCCCGTTTCCTAATGTCACCTGGATAATCAGCGGTTGGCTTGATCTTGTTGATTCCGGCATAATTTGTCCCCCGCTATTAGCGTATGGGTTTTCAGATTTCGGTACAATCATTTCACCCTCATGTACAATCGCTACCATGTTTTGCGGTATATATCGTGACCCGACGTCGAACCCAAACAATTCGCTGGGATCAATCCACGTTCCATCTTGCATCAATCCAATGTGAAGATGCGGCCCTGTTGAATCGCCAGTTGATCCGACTAACCCAATCGTCTGCAGCTTTGACACTACTTCCCCGACGCTTACCAGTATGGCTGATAAATGGGCATACAATGATGACAGCCCGTTGCCGTGATCCAGCGTAACTGACATACCATAGCCGCCGTTCCATCCGGCCTGTGTAACGGTACCGGCCCCGGCAGCTCCGACTGGCGTTCCTTCTGCGGCGCCAATATCAATGCCAGCGTGAAACCGCTGATCGCCATAGATCGGATGGGTTCGCCATCCGAATTCGCTGGTGATGTCGCCGGATACTGGTGCTGACATATCGCCTGTTTTTGCCCCGCCGATGCCAATACTTTTGAAAAATTCAGCAGCCCCGGTTCCGATAAACTCAATGGCTGCCTGCAGGTTAAAGTTTCCTCCTGCGAACGCTCCTTTGATCTGTTCAATCATGCTGTTAACCCAGCCCATGATCGAATCTATGTTTAGGCCGTTTAACAAGCCTTGAACGATGTTATAGCCAAATTCCTTGAATACTGATGATGGTGAGTGAATGCCCAGGGCTTCTTTGAATTTAGTTTTTAAATCCTCTGCCAGCTGGGTCATGGCTCCCCATACATCACTGGCGGTTTGTCTGATTCCATCGGCCATTTTTGTCAGCATCTCAACCGCATAGTTTCGCAATGTCTCAGGTAGGTTTCTGATTGATTCGATGATCGTACTTCTGACCTCTTCCCATTTTGCGGCGGTATCGCCCCGGATCTCTTCCCACTTTGCGGCAACTCCGGCGGCCAGCTCCATCAGCTTTCCGATGGTGTTATCGTAAATAAACTGGCACGCATTGCGGATTGCCTCAGCTATGGTTGTGACGATCAGAGCAATAACGTTTGCCAAGCCTTGTAAGATATTATTGATCATGTCGGCTGCTGCCTGTAGAATATTCTGCCCAAATTGCCAGGCTGATGCCCAGTCTCCTGTCAGCAGTGCAAAGACCATCCCGACAAAATTGCCGATAATGGATAGCAGGTTTCCGATGGCGGCGATAAACGGGGCAATGGCCACGATGATATTGGTAAAGCCGGTTATAAATGTGTTAATGAAATTCTGAATCAATGGCACAATCCACATGCCTAAAAAGTCGCCAAGCTCTTGCAGCACTGGCTGAATTGTTGCTGAAAATCCCTGGAAGGCTTCAACTGCCGGGGCCATCGCTTCCCTGATCCGATCAAATGCGCCGGTTATGGTGTTCTGGATCGATGCAAACGCCTCTCCGACGGCTGTTCTAAATATCTCTGAATTGTCCCACGCCCCTTTTAAGACGGCGATGATTGCGACAATGGCTGCTATTGCTATCCCGACCGGGCCAGCCAACCCGGCCAGTGCCGCCCCGGCACCTCCTGCCCCTCCGGCTATGCCAGCAAAGAGTGGTGCCAGCGTGTTAAATGAGGCTACAAATATTGCAGCAATCGGCATAAGCGCTACAAACCCAGCCAGTAAACTTCCTATCGCAACAATGATCGTTTTTACTGGTTGTGACAGGTTTGCAAATGCGTCCGAAAGCGCCTGCATGGCTGGTATTGCCATATCAATCAGTGGTGAAAATGCTTGTGCAATAGCGTCTCCAAGTGGTGCCATTGCCTTCGATAGTTCCTGCTGCATCTGTTTGAATTTATCGATTGGGTCAAGCGTCTCGTTAAATGTATCTACTACTGTCCCGGCTGTTTCTTCGGATGCCGTGGCCAGATCTTCCAGATTCAATACACCACGCTTAATTGCGTCTACCATTCGTGGTGCTGCTTTTGATCCAAATACATCACTTGCTATCGTCAATGCTTCCGTTTCGTCTGCGGCTCCCAGTATTGCATCCTGTGTTTCTTTTAACCCCTGTGATAAAGTCTTTCCATCCTGGGCATAATTAACACTTGCTTTTGCCAAGCTTGTCAGTGCTGCAGAACTATCAACCCCGGCCTTTTCAAAATCACCCATGAGCTGAACGCCTTCATCGAAGCTTAGCCCCAGCGCTTTAATTTGCGGCGCTCCGGTCACTGCTTTTTCAAATAGCGAATCGACACTCTGGCCTGTTGCCTGTGCTGTTGATGTTACTGAATCAAGCACAAATGCCAGATCTTCATTTGATAACCCGTATGCTTCAATTGCTTGTTTCGCTGCTATTGAAGAACTTGTTACATCTGTTCCGTTAATGTCCGCAAACATCAACATGTATTCTGATGCCTTTGTCAACGCATCGCCCGTTAATCCGAATTGCGTGTTCAGTTCCCCAATCGCAGATCCGACGTCATCAAAGCTCTGTGTGAACATCGAACTTGTAACCCGATCATAAATTTCACCGAACTCTTCGGCCGCTGCTCCGGTTGCCCCTGTTTTTGTGACGATGATATCCATCCCGGCGTCATAATCATCAAATGCCGTCATGGCTGCTTTTCCAAATTCAACAAGCTTCTGGCTTAGTTCAGAAAGCGCATCTGCCATCTCAAATAATGTGATTGATTGGACATTTTGGTTTAATTGATCTAATCCGTCACCGGCATTACTGGCACCCTGTTCAACGTCATCCAGTTTGTTTTTAAACTCCACCACTTCTGTTTTGGCGTTGTTCAGTTTTGTTTCCAGGTCTTTGACTTCTTTGGAATTTTCGCCGTAAGCTCTTTTTGTTTTGTCCAGTTGGTTTTCCAGATTTTGAACAACCTTGTCGGTTAACTCCACTTGCTGCCGGAGTTGCTTTTGGGCCAGTTCTAACTTATCGGCTTCGGTGGCGTTTTCTCCCAGCTCTGCCCGCTGCAGCTTGAATGAACTGGTCAGTTTTTTCTGGTCGCTTTCAAGCAGCCCCATTTCAGACTTTAAATCACCCAGCTCTTTTTCCAGTTTCCCGGTTTCGCTGGACTGGTCTTTTATTGATGTCGTGTTTGCGTCCATCTCCTTGGTGTAGCGGTTTAATGTTGCTGTTGCTGTTCCGATGTCTGAATCAAGCTTCCTGACTTTGGAAGCCTGGGTATCGTATTCTTTCTGGGCCTTTTTAACCTCTTCTGAATCTTCACTGTGGGCTTTTTTTGTTTCTTCCAGTTTTTGTTCGAGCTTCTTTAGTTCGTCCGTCTGGTTTTTGTACTCTTTACTTAGTAGCTCAACCTTTACCCGGTGTAATTCCACTTCTTTTTCCAGCACTCTGTTTTTGGCTGTCAGTGCATCAATCGAATTTGCATTTCCTTCAAACTCTTTTGTGACCGCTCTTAGTTCCTGCCCGACGTTTCTCAGTTCTCCGTTAATTGTTTTTAGGGCCTGTTTATACCCGGCTTCTCCATCGATGCCAATTCTAAGCCCTATATCGTAACTCATGTTTCCCTCCTTTCCGGAAAATAAAAAAACAGCTAGATGCCTTTAAGCATGTTGACTGCTTTTCTCTGGTTTTCCCAATATTCCTTATCCAGCTTATAATTGATCAGATCAATGTAGTGCCAGATATCCATTTCGTCTATTGATTCAAGCGTCCACCGTTCTTCCAGGCGGGCGATGTAAAACTCATCAATCCACTCCTGCAGGGTTAGCAGTTTTCCTTCGCCTTCCCCGCTTGCCCGTTTTTTGATTTTCCCAGCCTTCCAGCTGTTCCATTGGCAATGGCCTCAATGGTTTCGGTTATTTTGTCCATCATTTCGTCGTAGTACAATCCATCGTAAAAATCATCAATGGTAAATTGTTTACCGTAGACGTCAACAACATAGTCAACCAGTTCATCCAGAGTATCTTCGGTGATGCTTTCCGGTTTTAGTGATCCAGCAAGTCGGATCGCCCGTCTGACCATTCGTCCTTTTGGCCGCCCAGCGGTAAAGGTTTTTTCTTCATTTTCGATCATTAATGTTATTTTCATCGGTTTTCCCTTTCTTTTAAAAAAACAGGGGCCTAATGGCCCCTATCTTATGCTGCTTTATAAACGGTGCTCAGGAAGTTGGTAGGCGGTGTTGTCCCTTCGGACTCATCCATTACGATCCCTTTTTCGCCATCATCATCGGTGATAAACGTCCCTTTAAGGGTTGGCGTTGAGAATGTTACCTTTCCATCTTCTTTTTGCTTATAGCTTTCTGACGGTTGCATAAACCGGCCTTTGTATAACCATGTATAGGCGTTTTTCCCGTCATCCAACTCAATCATAAATCCACAGGCCACATATGGGGCCGTGTCGCTTTCTTTGGTTAATAGTGTCCCTTTTGTTTCGTCGAAGGTTCGACCCAGCAATGCGGCCCGATCTTTTAGCGGGAATTTATTAACCGTCGCCTCAATGGTGATATCACCTTCTGTATTGACAATAACCCGTGTCTGGCCATCGCCGATCAGTTTTGATTCTTCAACCTTCATATCTAGTTTAACTTCCATTAACCCCGGAATAACTACCGGTGTTCCATATGTTCCGCCTTCTGCTAATGTTGCATAGCAAAAGTTCTTAATATTTACTGGTACTGGTGCTGCCATTTTTGTATCCTCCTAAATTTTGTTTTATCCGAATATTTTTCTCATCTCTTCGTCAACAACTTGTATCATGACCTCTTTTACTTGCTTCCTGGTCTGGTTCATTGTTTTTCTGACGAATGGCCTTTTCTCCATTTTCTTTTTCCCGTCCTGGGTTGTTGTCCCGGACTCGATCGCTCTTGCTATCAACTGAAAAGCAACCCCTTCTGAATCATAACCGTCGAAGCCTACTTTCGCTGTCCACGATCCGTCCATCAGCGTGATTGGTGTTATCCCCATGGCTTCTGCTAATTCTCCGGTCGCTTCGTCAGATAGAACACTTCTCAGGTTAACCCCCATTGCATCGGCCACTACCTCTGCCCCGGCATATACTGCCTTTTTGGCTATCTCGTTAACGTCTGTGCTGGCCCGGCTAAGTTTAATCATAAAATCTTCGCCGCCCATAAATTCACATACTGCCATTTAAACCTCCATGGGAAGCTGCCACACCCATTCATGATGGGTTATTGTTACCCCTGCTGATTCTTCATACTGTTTCGAATTATACCGAAACCCTACCCCGGCATTATTCATGGCATTCTGGATCTGTCCGAACAGTGGATCATCTTCTGTTTTGGTGATAAGATCAACTGTTCCTTCCAGCACTTGAATTCTCGTTGCGCCATCGCCGCACAAACTAAACGCCTGTCCGTCGTGATCCCAGATAATATACGGTGGCTCTTCACCCTCAGGTGCAAAGCTCCGGTAGGTTTTTTCAGTTACGGATACCAGGGCGTCTTCAATTTTCTGGAATGTCATATAGGTTACCTACTCTTTCCATGGTAATCAACATTGTCGGCGGCTCTGTGTCGTCCGGGTATTGGATATTGATAACCTGGTATTGTTTGCCGTCCTGGGTAACTGCCACATCAGTTGCGGCGATCTTTTCTCTCTTTGGGCATTCGATTAATAGATCAGCCTTGCTGTTTGTCTGCATGGCCATATTCATCCTTGCAATGCCAACCGTTTTGATGTTGTGCCGCAACGTCTCTTTAATAACCAGGCTTTTCTTTGGCGTCTTGCCTGGAATGGTGACCGTCTTTAGCTCATAGAATTTTATTAACCCGTCTTTAAATGTCCGCTGCTTCTTTGCTTGCGACATAGGCTTTTACCTCCTCTGCCTGTTGGAGTGACAACAGCTCCGGCAAATAGTTTTCCATAAACTCAGACAGCGCCCCGGCCCGGACGTACCTGCAGTAATCAAACAACAATCCCCTGGCATCCGCTTCAATGGTGTAGTCCATGGTCGCCCCGGCCACGTTGTCAATATAGGCCATCCCTCTTTTTATGATCCCGGTTATTTTTTTATCTGTTTCGGGATCTTGCCACGTTATGTCCAGTTCGTTTTTTACATCAGCCAACAGTAATGCAAATGCCTCTTCTGTCATCTTCTCACCTCCAATAAAATTAAGGAGCTGGCACAGTGTGCCGCTCCTCGTTTGCTTATACTACTTCTTTAGTTGATACAGTGCCTTTGACGGTTACTTCCTGGATTGCTGGTGTTAAGCCGCTGATATCTGCATAAACAAAGGCGGTGTTGTCCAGTGGTTCGCCATGGCCATACATTTTAACCAGGTATACCCGTTCGTCTTCAAGGAACTTGTATTCGTCCGAATATTCAATCTTTCCGGACAAGGCTGTCCCGATCCCCATAAAGTAACGGTTTGCTAATCCGAAGATTGCTTTCCCGGTTGGTACTTCGGTTGACTGGATCACCTTAGTCGGGAATGGGAATACATTGTTAACATAGGTACCATCAGCGGCCCGAATGGTTGTTGATGGCATTACCTTAGTCAGGTAGTCAGTTGGATTGACGACCATGATCACCTCTGTTACGACCCGCTGGTTTCCTTTGGCATCAATGGCCATTCCTCCAATCAGGGTTCCGTAGGTTACCGGGTCTAGGCTTGTTACGGCCACGGCTGTTTTTAATGGGTAAACTCCATCGGTTACGGTAACCCCTTCCCCGACTTGCCGGTTCATTCCGATTGGCATCTCTTTACCGGTGCCGTTGATGATCCCTTCTTCTACTCCGAAGTAAAGCGCTTCGGCCAGAATTGTCCGGATATATTTATCCATCCACGCCGGTCCCAGATCCAGCATTGATTTAGCCACCGGGATAAATGCCGACAGCTTTTGGAGCGTCATGTTAATTTTCTTAAAGCCGGACGTCAGCTCCTCAACAATTGCTGATGTCAATGTTCCCCATGTTGCCAGTTGCTTGCTGTTGGTGTTCACAATGAATTCAATCAGGCCACTGGTGTTGGTGAAGTTGATCACGCCCAGTAGTGGATGATTCGCCACCAGGTCGTCAAATACCGCATCAATGGTTGTGATCGGCATAACCACATTCAAGTCACTTAATGCCTGTTGCGGGCTTGATGTCCGCATCGCTTCAATTACAGCCTGGTAATATTTCGTTTCTTCTGATGTCAGTTGCCGAACGCCTCGTGATGCCAGCACAGTGGCGTCGGCTCCCTGGGCGATTGATTGTGCTTCTGAGATAATCGACTCCTGGATACCGTTGGCAAAATCGGCGAATACTTTGGCCAAGGCCTCAGCGTCCTCGCTCTTTAATGCCTCTTTTACTTTTTCTGCCGCCAGCTTCTGTTCTGCTTCTTTGGCATCAGCGCTCTTTGCAGAGAATAACTGCAGTTCCATTTTCTTCTGTGTGTTTGGTAATTTCATTTTTCTACCCTTTCTGGCTTAATGCAGCCACTAAATTTTTTAGCAGGTTTGATTCTTCTCCCTGCGGTTCTGGTACTTTACCGTCTGTTTCCGGTACATTTTCTGTTGTTTCTGGTACATTTTCTTCTGATTCCGGTACATTGCTCCGACAAGCTTGTTTTTTAATTTCGTCAAGCTGCTCCTGCATTTCTTTTTTCAGATCGTCCAAGATCTGTTTCGCATTGTCTGACGTGCCAATTTTTAATGCCGGTTTGAATGCCGATCCGTCCGCATTTTTAGCCAGCATTTTAACGACCTTCTGTTTGATGCTCTGGCTTGCTTGTAGCCCGGGTTCTTCTTTTGCTATCCCCGTCGCAAAATCCATGGCCACGGCATCAGCTGGCAAGATCCATGTTTCTTCATCCAGCAGTTGTTTGAGTGCCGCCTCTTCGATGTTGACACACGCCATGTAGGCATTGATTGATGCCTGGGTAATGGTGTCCAGGTCATCGGCCTGTTTTCTCAGTTCTTCTGAATTTCCTGATGTATAGGTCCATGCGTTGTGGATCATCAGCAGCGACGCTTCCCCCATGAGCCTTTCGTCTCCGGCCATAAAGACAACTGATGCTGCCGAACAGGCGAACCCGTCGCAGATCGTTGTTACTTTTGCGGGGTGCCGTTTTAGTTGGTTATAGATTGCCAGCCCTTCGGCTACTTCCCCGCCGTAGCTGTTGATATAACAGTTGATCTGTTCAGCTTCCAGCAGCTCCAACTCTTTGGCCAAACCATAACTGGAAACGTCCGACTCAATCCATGGCCATGATGTGATATCTCCATAAATGTAGATGTCAGCGGCATTTCCGTTTTTAACCAGCGAGTAATACTTTTTAATCGCCATCTTGTCCTCCTTTCTTTTTCTTTTTTCTTTTGCAATAAAAAACCACCTATCCAGTGTTAGGTGGTCCGTTTTGCAATGCTGTCAATAAATCTTCGACGGTGCTGTAGTTTTTGGTTATAAAGTGCTGATCGGCCCACGGTTCGTTGATCCGTAATTCGCCCAGCATATCCAACATCTGGTTAATTGAATAAACCCCACTGGCAATCAGCTTGTCAATCGACGGTGCTGATTCCAGAATATCCATGTGTTTGATATTTCTGGCGTCAATCTTTAGATATGTTCCCTGGCTAAATGCCACATAGCCGTTGCGCTTGCGGTTGATTTCTTCCTGTAGCATATCAATCAGCGGATCAATGCAAAACGTCAGATAACTTTGCATGGCATCGCTGATCCCGGCAATGTCTCCCCGGATCAGTGCTGGCGGTATCCCGAACGCTCTGGCCGTGAAATCGTTGATGTCGTCCATCATTGCCCGGATATCCCGGGTGCCCTCGTTGGAGTAAGTCTTACTGCCAATGTCGTTAAACTCATATCCCTTTGGTAGTGGCAACACTGAATTTTCGCTTTCGAAGAATTTCTTAAACCGCACATTCATTAGGTCGTCAAAGTTCTTCCTGGCCTCTTCATCGCCTTTTTTAATTGCTTCGTAGTTTAGGATCCCTTTGCTGCCCCGTGACTTCTGATAGCTTTTCATGCCGTATGTGATCAGTTTCCCGTAGCTTTCATAGATCGCATTAACGACCTTTTTCATATCCTGTTCGGATAGCTTGAAGTAAAAAACGTCTTTGCCGTTGAATGTTTTGTTGAAACTCCAATCGCCAACCTTCACGTTGCTGTACAGATTTTCCATCAGTGCATATTCTTTGGCAGTAAAGCTGTCGGCTACAAGAAACTGTTCGCCCTCGATGATAACCAGGCATTCATTGTATTTGTAAAGCTGTGAAATCAGCTTGTGCAAAAACTGTGATGAATTCTGGTTTTTGTTTGGCTCCACGTTCCAGTAGTAGTATTCTTTTTCTTTGACTTCTTTGTTTGCTTTAAATGTTTTAAATTCGCACTTGCTGATTGAGTTGGCAATCATATTAACGGCAGTATGAAAAGCCAGTTCCCGGTAGCATGTTTCGGCTACAGCGTTGTAAAATTCCTCTTCTGTCGCTTGCTTTGACGTCACAATGCCGCCGCTTAAAAAGTCTCTTATCCATGTTATTAGCCCCATTTTTATCACCCCCTTTCCATCCTGCAATTATCAGTAAATGTACACCGGCATATCGGCAATGACATTCTCTGATTCTGTCAGGTTTTCTTCCAGCACGACCGAATGTACAAGGCCCATGAATGGGTCAGTTTTTCGTGACTTGCTTTCAATTTTTGCATAGTACCGGTTCCCGGTATCGCTGCCGTCTTTTCTTCCGGACGTTAAAACTTTGGTGTTATTTGTGGCCCACCTCAGCAGCGGGTTATCACCCCAAATGAAACGCTGGTTGTTGAAATAACTTTCAATTACTGGCACGATCTTATAAATATCTGACGGGCGTACCAGTCTGACATTTTTCTTTTCTTTGGCATCGAAGCCGATTTCTTTCAGCGCTTCGGCCAGTAAAGCGTAACGGAAACCGTCACAGGCCAGCTCTGTTATGTCATAGATCGCCGCCATTTCTTCGATCCAGTCTGTCAACAGTTTTGGTGATATTTCCACATCGTCCACAATGGTCAGTAAGCCCAGCTTGATCAGCTTTTCCTTATCCATCTTAACCCGGTTATAGTCGGCTGATTTTGAACAGAACCAGGTATGGTTAATATCGTACCGGTACTCGCCGTCTTTGAAATGCAGGTTGACGGATGCCATATCATTGATTTTTGTATAGTCAATCCCGCAGCTGCAGGATCTACCAGTCAGATCTGGTAGCGGCTTATTTGTGGCCTTGATATTTTCATAGTCTGTTACTTCGGTTTCTTTATTTCCCCTGGGCCAGTTTAGTCGTTTTGTGAAAAACTCTTCTTCCATGGCTGGTTTATACTTCATCTCAATTGACTGCTGCTGCATCTCAGTCATCAGCGTTGGGAACTCCCGGAGTGACGGGTTTGCTTTTTCCCACATCTCCTGATCCAGTGCCTCCTCTTCGCTGTCAATCTTATAGATTAGCGGCAACCAGCGCAGATCTTCAATGTCTCCATTAAGAACATCAGTGGCGATGGCCAGCATGTCATCAAGGACGCCCTCCCGGACATTCCCGTTGGTCGTAATGTAAAAAGATCTGGAATGCTTGCGCTTCCCAAATCCCGATGTAAAAACCTTGATGTTGTCATAATCCTCATACTGGTGGACCTCATCAAAAATTAGGCACCCCGTCCGCTTGCTGTCCTTTGTTTTGGCATTGGAAGTATTGAACTTGATGTACGAACTTGTCTTGATATTCCGGATCAGCTCTTTTGATTTATAGAAAAACTTCTTCGATTTCGCCCAGGTTCTTTCCAGCATTTCATAGATATCCAGAAATGATGTTTTGGCCTGATCCTCTGCATTGGCCACAATATCAATGTTGTATCCGGTGATCCCGTGATAGTGGGTGGTGAGATACCAGGCTATCGGTGATATGAAACCATTTTTCCCATTTCCTCTTCCCATCACAATAAATATCGTGCTGAAAACAACGGTGTCTGTGGACTGATAATAGCAGTGAATACATGCTGTAACGAATAGCTCCCAGTCCAAAAGTTTGATCTCAAAATAGCGTTCCATCAGTTCAACAGCCTTGTCAATTGCCTCTGAATTGATAAAAACATCGGTATGATTGAGCCTCTTTTCTACCAGATCGCACATTAATTTGATCTCTTTTGACGCCCGGATTGTTCCGTTTCTGATGTTGTCAATATACAAATCAATGTATGGATGGTAGTTACATTTCCTCGTTGTCACCTACATCACCATCCTGTCTTGATGGCTTGACCCCTAACGAATCCAGCAGCTTAAGCATCTGAACATTAACCTTGATCCGCTGTTCCACGCTGTCATTTTTTTTGATTCCTTTTTGTCCGCCGCCGTTGTCGTAAGCTATGGAAATACCACGCTCCTGGATATCTTGCACCAGTAAAGATTTTGTCACCCACATATCCATGTAGTCATCCACCAGATCCAGATAATACTTTCCGACGGTTCCGTTTCTGTCCAGCTGATCAACAAGATCAGATTTGATTTCTTTGTACAATTTTGTACGCATTAATTTTTTTGTTTTCTCAGATGCGGTCATTGCATTTTCATTTTTTGAAGTTGCCATCTATACCACCCCCTCCCTTCATGTGCGTGTTTTAAAAAATCTAAAGAGTCATAAACCCTATCGAAAGACGGGTCCGAAATTTAAAACCAGCTTTTTTTCGACCGGGGGTATCTTAGTCCCACCGTTCTTTGTTCAGCTTCGGTTTTGCTTCTTTCCACCTCAATCTTTCCGGATGACAGACCGTTTCATGGCAATCATGGCACACGCTGATCAGGTTTCTTTTCCTCTTCCCATCGTCATCGGTGTAATACTTATCAAAGGCAAGCTCTGGGTGTTTCTTGATGTGGTTGACATGATGTACGGTGTTGGCCCTGGTGTACCTGCCTCGTTCTTTGCAGCACTGGCACTCGTGCTTGTCCAGCTTTAGAATTTCTTTTCTCAGCCGCCGCCATTCCTTTGATTCATAGAATGCTCTGACATTGCTGGCTATCTGTTCTGCTGTCATCATTGGTTCGTCCTGATGTCCTGCCCTTTGTTTGTCAGGCAGCCCGTCTGCTTTCGTGGATCTCTTAGCGCCTCCACGTCCAGGCAGAATCCCTGCCGGTTGTGTGTGCATTCGTGGTAGTCGCACCTGCTGCAGATCCCCCTGCATATCCACTTGTCAATACAGAATTTACATTTGTCATCATCCATCATTGCTCCACCTTTTAATCAGCCCACTAAAAAAGACACCGGATTACCGATGCCTATGCATAATTCAAGTGAACGCTGTTTGAGGCTACATGCTTATTGTGCACTGCTTTTTCGCAACGTTCGTATAAAACTTATTGCTTTTTATTCATGCTACCATAGTAACACGAACGGAACGAACAAAACGAACAACATTAGTTTTTTTCAAAGAATCGTTGGTGCGCCATCCTCACGCTGTCTGCTGTATTCCCGCCGCCGATTTCATTTGCTACCTGGCACCAACTCATTAATTCGACGTGTCTGTTTAGCATGATCTGTCTGATAAAGCTATCATCAATGGTGATTATGTATGTCATGATCCGCTCTTTCTGGATTTGAATGTTCGCCATGATCCCATTGATTATTTGCTCCATGTTTGATATTTTGATTGCTTTGTTGGCTGTTATGTCAGACTTGCCACTCCCTGACGGTAAACCGGTTATCTGCTGTGGCTTGATCTCTGATCCAGACTGTTCCTGCTGCAATAATCTCTTCCACTGCTTTAGCTCTTTATTTAAGTAATATATCTGTGATAGCTCGTGCTTTGTCATAATTCCTCCTGGTCTTTTGCCGCTGCTGTTGTTTTACACTTCATCCTCCGGATAAACGCCATCTTTATCCGGTACCATATCCCGATAGTCTACTTGCCCTGGGATCTTACTACTTGACACTGTTGGCCTGATAATTATTTCTCCGTCGTCGTCTTCGAAGATGTCAATAGCAGTTTGTTTAGCATCGAATTCATTATCAGCAATTAATTCAATTTCGTAATCAGACAATGAGAGTGTTACTAAATATTTTTTACTCATTTCATACCTTCAAAATCAAAACTAAGTTGGTCAACTTTTTTATAGTTCATCCATATCACTTCCTGTGCAATTTTCCCACCTTCAGCCAACACGTTCATAGTTTTCTTTTCCCATTTTGGCAACATATCGTTATACATCTCATTGTCATATCCAGATAGTATTATTTTTGCCTGATGTTTTGATAGCAAACCAATCAAATCAACGTGATCCTGATCATTCATTTCGTGTTTGTAAATTCTTTTGCTTCGTGTTGACAATAAATAAGGTGGGTCAACGTACATCAATACATTTTCTCTATCATATCTTTCAATGATTTTCAGTGCTGGCTGATTTTCGATCTGCACGATACAGCCATTTCTACACTGCAGCCTTTTTGCTGTTTCAATTATTCGTTGTGGCAATCTGTTATGCCAATGTGATAAATTCCCATTTGCGCCTTTTATGTTATTTCTGAAACCTGTTTTATCTGAAGATTTTGCCCCGATTGCCATCCACATTCTGACTAAGAATCTTCTCGCCCTTTCAACTTGATCATCAATATCAATATAACTCATTTTGTATTCTTCCCTTGCCCACGGTGTCATTTCAATCAGTCCAGCCAACCGTTCTGGATCCTCGCGAATTACTTTAAAAAGATTTACAACATTAGTATCAATATCATTGATCGTCTCTATGTTTGATCGTCTTTTATTGAAAAATACTGCTCCTGATCCAAAGTATGGCTCAATATATGTCAGTTCTTCATAATAGTCTGGGAAATTACTTATTATCCATGAAGCTGTTGACCATTTACTCCCCGGATATTTTAGAACAGCGCTGCTCATCTCTTTTTCTCCTCTTCCTTTCGTCTCTCCATTCTGCCACCTTGCCAATAATCATAAACGGTATTGCTTCAATAATTAACCACAGTACTGCCAAAATATAGAATATGAACGGCAAACTGAAAATCAATAAAACCACTAATAAAATGTCAATCATCGTCATTTTTCACCTCTTTTTTGCCTAAAAAATGCAAATATCCATTTTTAAACTCAACCCTACAATCTTCAATATCCTTCTGCAGTAAATACTTACGCCCGTATAATGTTTCCATTTCCCGCCATATGCCCCATGGTACCCGGTAATAATGCTCCAGCTCAAAACAGACTAAAACGAAAACTTCAGCGCCTATCTGCCAATGACTGTCTAATGATTCAAACTGCCACTGCTTAACAACATCCTTTTTTATTTTATGCGATTCTGTGGCTTTAGCTTCAAATATAACCGCTTTTCCGCTCTTAATGGTTCCCTTATAATCCGGTTGCGCCCGATGCTCATAACAGGCCTTAAATTGCCCCTTTCTGTCAAAACCACCTATCTGCTTAATTGGCTCTGGTGTCTTTTCGATGTTGGCCACTCCAGTATCCAGATATCTTTTACAGGCATGATCTATAATTGATTCAAAACTTTTACCAATCGCCCGGCTTCTGTAACCTCTGGCCTTGTTTTCTGTCTTTTTTTGATGTTCGATGTTGTGGATCGCTTCCCCTGCAGTCGGATCCGGATAGTGTTCCACATAATTTTCTTCATTGTAAATTGTTTTTGCCATACCTGATCCTTTCCTTATTCATCCTCACTGGCATATAACCGGTGCGATCCGTTCTTAATTTTCCGTTCCTCTTCTGATAATTCATATCCTAAAATTTGCAACAGCTCATAGATAAAATCTAACTTATTCGCTTATCGGTACCAGTGTAATATTTATCTGAATTTTTCGTTTATCATCCGCATAAGTCCGCTCATCCATTATTTTTTCAATCACTTTTGCAAATTCCGCATTAAATATGTTTTGAAGTGACTGCTGTTCCCGTTCTTTTCCTATATCACTTAGTTTCATTTTCCCTTACCCTTTCTTTTTGAATATCCGTATTTCATTCGATATAGTGTTTTTATTTTCCCGATCCCAACTGTTACTAAGCACAGCAATCCGCAGAAAATATATAAAAATACTCCTACTATCGCTATATAACTAGCTGTTGCAAATGCCATTATTACAAGTTCAATCATGGCTTATTCCTCCTTGTCGATCCTTGGTCATTATTCTGTTATTTTTAATGTCACATTCATCCAGCTTGTAAAACAGTACGAATGATCCGTATACATCGATCATTGACAACCGCTTATCATATTTTTTGCACATCCCATTTTCTCTGTACTGGCAGCTCTGGCAATTCATTGTTTTTCCTCCAATGCCCGCAATACTATTTCAATTGCATTTGCTTCATTCCATACGAATTTATCAAAATCTTCGATCCCGCTATATAGTATTCTGTTAACCCGCTGCCGTTCTCTCAATACCTCTTTTGCCTCTTCCAATGTCATTCTTTTTCGTTCCATTTTTCTTATTACTCCGCTCATATTGTTTCGCAAGCACCTTGGCCACCAAGGCGCCAGTTTCAGTTAATTCTTTTTCGCTGTATATCAAATTCTTGCGATTCATGATAAGCCGCTCCTGTTTTGTTATCAGCATTAAATTTTCAAGGCAAATATTTTGTTTGTCGCCGTCTAAAAAAATAAGTACATGATTATCCGGAATATCTCCATTAACCTCTTCCCATATGATTCTGTGTTTCTGTTTCCAGATATTTGGTTCGGCAATCTTAACCCACTTATAACCATCCGGCCTGTTTATTTCCGTTCCAACTACAAGCGCGTTTTCCGGCCTGTTTCCCTTTTTAAACTGCGTTGGCTCCCAGCCATAATCACTGCCCTTTTTCCCTTTATTTGCCGGTTCATGTCCTTTTTCGAAATAACCTGTTCTTCCTGTTTTTATTTTATTGTTCTTTAAAAATGCGGTAATTTGGCTTACTTTAAGTTCAATTCCGAACTTCTTATTAACTTCCTCTGTTATTTCTTTCCTGCTATGGCCAAAAGCAAATTTTCGAATAAACTCTTTTTGCTTATCTGAATATTTGTGCTTAATCATTTATTCACCTTCAAGCATTTTAGGTATTTTCGCATCGGCATCATAACCCTCGTCAACATATTTTCTTGCTTCAAGTACTAGACTCCCATTTGCTATAATTTGTGTGGCCACTCCAGTAATCGCTCTTGATCGCTGTATTTCTTCCGTTAGTGCTTCACCTTTAAGATCTTCGTCGCTTAATCTTTCAAGTTCTGCAAATAAGTGATTGTTTAAGTCTGATAATTTGTTTTTCATTTCTCATCACCACTTCTGATCCATAATTCCCGTTCTAAAAAATCAATGTAGCCATTTTTAAAACAAACCTGGCAATCTTTAATATCCTCTTCTTTTAGGTATTTGCGTCCATAAAATGTTTCCATTTCTCTCCACACTCCCCATGGCACCCGATAGTAACGCTCATGGCAGAATGATACTAATACGAATACTTCTGCTCCGACTTTCCAGTAAGAATCTAATGATTCAAATTGTTTTCCTGTTACTGCGTTCTTTTTTATCCGATCCTGCTCTGTTGCCTTTGCTTCAAAGATGACTGCTTTTCCATATTGTGTGCAACCCTTAAAATCCGGTTGCGCTTTTTTCTCAAAGCAAGCCGTAAACCGTCCTTGTGAATGACCTTTGATAACCTTCATCGGTTCTGGAGTCTTTTCAATTATGGCCACGCCGATATTTCTGTACTGCCGGCATGCTGCTTCTATCATTTTTTCAAAATTCTTTCCAATCGCTCTGCTTCTGTAACCTCTTCTGCTATTTTTTTCATGTTCAATGTTGCGGATAGCGGTTCCTGCGGTTGGATCTGGATAGTGTTCCACAAAATTTTCTTCATTGTGTATCGTTTTTGTCATATCCCAATTCCTTTCTTAAATCCTTCAATAGCATTTTCTCCAGCTAAAACACATAAAAAACTCTGGCTATTTATCCTGCTGTTTGGATTTAGCGCGATTGTTTTTACGATGATCGTATCCAGTATGCTGAATCGTCTGTATTGCCATTCTGTTTCGTGCTTAATCTTGGCGTGTTTCCGGTTGAGATTTGATAACCTTATCCTAGCATTGTGGTTACTATGTTTTTCGACTGCTATGATAAATTCTTTTCTGACTTCTTTTCTCAGTTTTTTATCTTTTGCATATAATTCTTTTACGGCAAATAGCGGCTGCAGGTCTTTTGCTGGCAGATCACTAAACTTCTGCCAGTATTTAATTTGTTTTTTAATTCCCTGCAGCTGCCTTTTGTCTAAGATGTATATTTCATGCTTACTTAGAATATTCACATTGCTCCTCAATCTCTCTGATATCTTCCAACCTTGTAACACGCAATGAATTTGCTTTTAAATCTAGCAGTTCGGCCTCGTAATAAAATCCTTTTTCGTTTCTTCTTAATGTGCAGCCTTTAAATTTATATTTTGTCTTATCGCTTCTGTTGCGTGGGTCTGTGTGCTCAACAATTTGTCCCAGGTTTTTCCTGACCTTTTCTAACTCCATTCCGATTCCTCTTCCTGAAACTTATTTTTCATGCGATTAATCTTTTTCTTAATCCAACCTTCCGGGCTTCCGTAAATGATTGCCAACTGATTGAGCATAATCTGTACATCAGCCATTTCTTCCAGGATATTTTCATTATTTGATTGATCCTGATCCAGCATCACTTTACTGAGCTCTTTTGTCAGTTCGCTCATTTCTTCGATCGCTTTAATGCTCTGCAGCTTCATTCCCCATTTTGCTATCACTTTTCTTAAAATTTCATCCTGCTGCTGCTTTTTGCTTCTTTTATTCTTTTTCTTCTTCTCTGTTTTTTTCTGATCAATTATTTGCCAGGCATCATCTACTTTTGTTAGTTTTGTTTCAGATGACAGACTACAAAGCGGGCGAACTCCAAAATTGCCATTAAAGGCGTAGTTGTCGAGCAGTGCCCCGGTAGAGCTCACGCCCCGGACGAAATACGAAGAGCCAGAGTACGGAGTTCTTGTCCAAACCCATCCTTTATCAAACTCATCACCTGTAACCAGATCCACTTCATCTACCGACGGCAAATAAAATAAATCACCGTTTTCAAGTTTCTTGATTGCATCCAATTCTTTTTCTGTAAAATCAGTCAAAAATCCATTCGTATATTCATAATCTTCTGGTGGCGCATCATATTCGTGCTGTTTTCTAAACCAATCGTTGCCCCGGCTATTGAGCCATTGACGAATGTTCGAAAGCTCATAATCATTATTTCCGTAGTCTGCTCTCCATTCATCCGGATTACCTGGCTCTGCTTCATCAAATTCCATATTTTTTAATGACGTCTTTAACGCCAGTGTCACAATTTCTGCTGGCTCTGATTTTCTTTTTGCAATCCAAATTCTTCCGCCTAAACTAATTTCAGAACCTAATTCCAATTTCCCAGCTTTTTTACTCATTTCAGCACCTCTTCTTTTCCTGAATTTTTATCATTGTGTATTTTTGGAATGGCCATCCCGTGATGTCGTGAAAACCTTCCTGGATAGAATTCTTTTCCAGCATGTATCCCTTAATCGCTTTTGGCTCTTTCCGCCATTCGTTAGATTTGATGATCTCTTTTTTGATGATTGGCTTTTTCAAATTTCTTGAAGGATTCCACCGCTTACCTGAAGGGCTTCCTTTTTCCTGATAAGTCTTTCTTGTTTCCTTAATCAAATAATGTGCCAGTGCTCCATACTGCCCAGATTCATCCAGGTATGTAAATCTTGTCCGGCCATTGATCCACAAATCATTCAATTCTTTCCCGCTTATATTGTTCACCATGTTTATAACCAAATGATGATGAACCG